TCTGGGCCGCCAAGCCCTTGACAGATTGCTCTGCCCCTGATGTATTAATTTCTATCTCGCCATAGGCGGACCCAAGCGCTATGGGCATTAGTCTTTTCCTCTAGTATATGCTATAATTACACCTGTCGAGGGTATATATCGCTAGTCAGTTGGCGGAAACTATGTTATAGTTTTCTATGCCTTCTATCGTCATGCGGTATGCCCTCGACAAGCACGCCAACTGATTCCGATAGGAGGTATTTTTATGCCCCGCCCTCAACGAATTGCTGTGCAGTGTACTAGCTGCGGCGCAACCCTTATGCGCAAGCCCTCTGAAGTCAGAGATAACATTAACCACTTTTGCAACAAGGCTTGTTATGCAAGGTACAAAACGATCATGTTTAGCGGGGAAAACAATCCCCGCTGGAACGGCGGAACAGATGTAACGTGCCATTGGTGCGGAAAAACCTTTAGGCGAGATACTAGCCATGCCCAGAGGGAACAACGCCACTTTTGCGACAACACCTGTCGAGGTGAGTGGCAAAAAACTCAGACCGGCCAAGCTGCACCAGCTTACAAGGGAACAATGGTTCAGGTGCAATGCTCGCAATGCGGCAAAGAGATCACGCGTGACCCAGCCAAGATAGAGCGAAACGATCACTTCTTTTGCTCTGGTGATTGCTGGAATCAATGGCGCTCCGTGCATCTGCGAGACGAAAACAATCCAAACTTTAGTACACCAGCCATTGAAACCACTTGCGCGCTGTGCGGTGAACCAATTCGGCGTAAACCGTGGAGATTCGGAACAACTAAGCGCGTGCGCCATTTTTGCTGTTCTGCGCATAGGGCGGAGTGGCATAAAGCGCACTTTGTGGGCGAGAATAGCCCCGGTTGGAAAGGTGGGGCGGCTAACTATCGCGGCCCCAACTGGCGCGAACAAAGGCGCGCGGCGCGCAAACGCGACAGCTATTGCTGCCAAGCTTGTGGTATATCTCAGAAGAAAAACGGCAAAGCGCTGGACGTGCATCACATTGTTCCGTTCAATGATTTTCATTATGTTCCTGGCGAAAACGAAAATTATCTACAAGCCAACAGTTTGGATAATCTGACTTCGCTCTGCTCTGCTTGTCATCAAAAAATAGAAACTGGCCATCTTTCGCTTTGGCGACCTAAAGCAGAACTAGCGGCGTAAGGGATAGCGGGTTGATCGCCCGCTATCCCTAATCCCACGTTCCGTCTGATCTAATTTGCACCTTGCGTTTGACTAGTCCTGCCAGGGATCGGTACGCCTGGTTGCCCTGGCCCGGCGTCGGATCGGCCAACAGATCCTCTAGCCGGTAGATGGGCTTGTGCTGCTTGTCGCGTTCTTCTAACTTATTCTCGATATACCGACCCAACTGGAAGGCGCACAGGTCGATCTGGTACGCTTCCCAGGATTCGGGCGGTAGCGCAATCAGGCTACTTGGTCTTTGCCCGTACGCCGTTGCGAGAGAATGCAGGTTCCACAGGTTGCGCTTCTTTGCGACGAAAGGAGGCTAGCTTGTTGCTACCCTCCATCGCCCAATTGTAGATGGCCATCTTGTCCTGTGTTGGCAGCTCGTCCGCCGTCATCCCTTGCGGCGCTTTGAGGCAGGCGAGGGCGACGATGTCGATCATCTCTTTGTACGCCGCCAATTGTTCCATATTCATCGGCGGCGTGGCCTTGCCCTGCATCTGCGCTTCCAGGATAGGCTGCAACGTTTGCGGGATGCGTCCTTGCGTGATCAGGTCCAGAATATGCACTTTTTGTAAGACAACGGTCAAGCCGCTGGGCAACTCGCCTTCTTCGCCGGCGGCGCGCTGGGCGCGCCATTCTTCGATATTCATCTTGTTCTACATCTCCAAATATGCTATAATTACTCGTGCTGAGGGCGATACTGTTTGACGGACGGCTAACAAACTGTTATTGTTTGCTATGCCCTTTATTGATGATCCCAGTATGCCCTCAGCAAGCTACCGTCATTCATCAATAAGGGGCATCTCTATGTCAAAACATATCCCACTCTTCGGTAAGTATGGTCAAGGTCTTTTTGCTGTCATTGATGACGAAGACTTTGATAAGGTCAATCAGTACCGCTGGCATCTCGGCAACAACGGCTATATCAAGACCTTTGTTGGCGGTCGCAAGCATGCCAAGTGCATTCTGCTTCATCGGCTTATCATGGACCCCGCTGACGATCTAGAAGTTGACCATAGAGACGGCGACAAGCTGAATAACTGCCGTGCCAATCTGCGCATCTCAACCCGTAACCAGAACGCTCGCAACCTGCGCCGCCATAAGCAATTCTCCTCGCGTTTCAAAGGCGTATCCTGGAACGCCAAGCGAAGCATATGGTACGCAAGAATTCATGTAGATCGCAAGACGATCCATTTAGGCGAATTTCCTTCCGAAACTCAAGCTGCCCAAGCCTATAATAGCGCCGCCTTGAAGTACTTTGGCGAATATGCTAGCCTCAATGAGATTGGCGAATCCACCCAAGATAAGGTTGCTAAACGTCAAGGCAAAGCCTACAGTAGCGCACAAACATCGCAATATCTTGGCGTTAGCTTCTGCAAGTCGCGTCAGCGCTGGACGGCAGATATACAGGTCAACGGTAAGCGTTTTCGCCTTGGCGGCTTTGATACCGAAGAAGCTGCCGCTGTCGCCTATGATGAAGTCGCCATCAAATATCGTGGGCATCGTGCTAAACTCAATTTCCCTAATCGATTTACGAAGAGGGAAGATTGCTAGAAGTCTCATTCTGGACGATGTCGAAGATCGCCCCGGATCCCGGATCGACCGCGACCCCTGAGCATTTGAGCATAAAGAATTCGCCGTCCTTGAAGTCGCCTTCGGGGGCGCTCAGCAGCTTGGCCTTGTTGATCTTGACGTGGATGTCATCGGTGGCGTTGTCGCCCACCGACTTCCCGTAAATCTTGAAGTACGGGAAGTTGTCGCCGGCGTTGGCGCTCAGCGTCGTCGTGCGGTTGGGCGTCGTGCCGGCGGTGACCACGCTGCGCCCGGTCATCAGCGCATAGGCTTCGAGGCTGATCCCGCCTGCCTCAATGCTCCATTCCGCGGCGTCGGTAATCGCCACGACGGACACCGTTGCATCATCGCCGCGCAACTCGCCAGAGGTCACGCGCTCCTTGAAGGAAAGCGTCATGCCATACGGCAAATCGACCTGGACCGAGCCGTCGATTTTGGTCAGTTTCAAATCCCGTAGCCCAAAGGGCTTGTCTCCATAGCCTGCCATGCTTCTCTACTCCTCGCCCATCTGGGCTATAAAACAACTGCGGTCTCGTGCTGTACAAACTCATAGACGCCGAACGTGATGTCCGGCACGGCAACCCCGGCGCACGACGTGACCCAGAATTGCCCGTTGCGAAATGTCCCTTCGATGGCCGCCAGCTTTGCCTTGAAAAGCTTGCAGTGAATGTCATCAGTGCCGGCGTCCCCCACGGCCCGGCCATAAATGCGCACGTAGGGGAAGTCAACGCCCGTGTTGCCGTCGAGCGTCACTGTGCGGTTGGGCGTGATGCCGGCGGTGGCGGCGCTACGCCCGGTCAGCTTGGCGTAGACGGCCAGATCCAGCGCCCCGGCCTCCAGCTCCCAATCCAGCCCCACACAGAAGGAGCGCGACGCCACCAGGATCCCTTCGGCGGTGAACTCTTCTTTCTGAACCCGCTCGGTGAAATGGAGCATCAAGGCCACGGGCAAGGCGATCGCGCCCGTACCATCCTGGCTTACAATCTTCAGTTCGCGCAGCCCAAACGGGGCTTGACCAAAGGCGAGCGCCATCTACCACCCCATCCACTGAACAAACGCCGGCGTAACGGCGCCGAGTAAGGCCGCCCCCGCCAACGTGATAACCACAACCTGCCATCTACTCATTTGCGCTGCACCACCGCATAAAACCGGCTTGTAGTCAGCGCTGCGCCATCCAGCGCACTGTCCTCTAAGCCCAGCAGATCATTGCTGTGCAGAATCTCGTAGCAGCCGCTGCCATCGGTCGGAACCAGAATCTGCCGGTGCAGCAGCGTATAGATGCGCTGGCGCGCCGCCTCAATTGCTGTGTAGCCATGCCGCTGATAGAGATAGAGCACGAAATACAGCCGCCCGCTGTCCCGGTTGGGTCCCCAGGGCGTCGCCGTCTCCGGTTGGAGTAAGGCGCACGGCAGCAGCTCTTTGTTGCCATCGAACGCCGCCGGCGTGTTCTGGCGTGAGATTTCATGCACGTCGTAGCCTAACCAGACGCCGCCGGTCAACGTGGCCAGTAGCTCACTATCGCTATGCAGATGGTTGTAAATCGCTGTAATCATCCGAATATCTCGTCTAACATGCTCTGTAATTCCGGCAGATGGCTTTCGATGGTACGCATGAGAATGCTAAACCTACCACCGTGCGCCAGTTCCAGGTAGACACCGTAATTTATCAACGCCCCGTGGCTCAGATAAATCGTCACGATGTGCCGGGCAAAGTCGGCCTCGGCGGTGCCAAACAACCCACTGCGGGCGTTGCCCGTGCGGTCCGTCCAAGGCGCATTGTTGCGGGCGTCATTCTGCATCAGGTCAGCGGACCGTTGGGCGACAGCCACGAGCGCCGTCAGCACCTTATCCCCATACTGCTCAATGGCTTGCGCCAGCTTAGCCGGCGGGCGAACCCACTTGATGCCTGTGCGCGTGGGCATCACGCCACCGCCTTTGCTTCAGCCACAACCATCACCCGCCGGTTCGGGCGCACGAATTCTATCTGATAGAGCAGCCCGTCATGGGTAAACCGGTCCTCTGGCTGCACATCGAACGTCGTGTCGCCTAGCACAATCACGGGCGCAACGCTCGCCTGGGCGGCGACCCCATCCTGCACGTTGCCGCGCCCACTGCGCGCAATCCGCACCGTCTGCGCCGGCAGGGTGGTATTGCCCCGCCGCAGCGTAATGCTGACCGCGTTGTCGTCGCGGATCTCCACCAGATCCACGCGCATCGCCGCCCAGTCGCTCGCCGTCATCAGAGGCATGGCTAATCGGTTTCCTTATCAAGCGCTGGCGCAGGTTGTGTCTTTTTCATAATCAGCCTTGCCAGGTGGACTGTGGCGTTTGCGTACGCTGGCAACTCCTCGCCTTCGACTAAGCAAAGCAATACCCTTGCTAGTTGCTCCCGTTCGTGATAACCAATTGCAATCACCTCGATCAATTGCTCTCGGCTCATGTCTCCAATCCGCTTGCCACCGCGATTATAGGCAGCATAGATATGGTCTTCGGTTCTCTGGTAGCTCCATTTGCTGGCTTGTTTGTCAAATTCAAACCAGTTACTATTGAGTTCTTCGTACGGATCGTCAATCATGCATAGCTCCCCGCGGCATACCGCGCCGTGGACCCTGCCCGGTTGTTCAACCGCTTAATCTCGTCCGTATAGCGGGTCAAGAAGCCGTCCGCCTGGTCGCGCAGCTTGGTTCCCTGGTTCGATTTATCCACCATCTCGTCGCCAATCTGATACTTCCAGCCTTTGCCCGCCGCCGGCGTCGCCTGCTCCATGAGCGCCAAATGTTGGGCATACAGGAGCGCCACGCGCGCGCCGTTCTGGGTAAGCCGTGGATACGCACCGTTGACGAGGGCATAGGTGGCGGCATAGCGATAGTCCCGGCTGGTGGTGTAGGTCGGCGTTGGCGAAAACGTGACTTGGTTGCCCTGGATGGTATAGGTCTCGCTATAGTCCGCGGCGAGCGGAATCAGGCCGCCGTCACCAATGACCACGCCGCTGCTGCCCTGGATCGTGGGCAGGTCAATCATAAACAGGAAGTCATCCGGCAAGGCGTAGCTGGCCGTGCCTTTGATCACGCTGAGAGTTGCCTGGACAATCAGCGGCACATCCTCGCCCAGCTTGTTCACAGCGTCTTTGACCAGTTGCTCGTAATCCTCAGGAACGCCGTTGCTCTCCGGCACGGCTGTCTGGAGCCGCTTGATCAGAAAGGCCAGGCTAATACCCGTTGGTTGGGTGGGGGCTGGCGTCCCTGTGCCACTGCCACTACTCATTGATGATCTCCGTATCTGGATTGCGAAAAACATAACCGGGCCGCGCCCTGAACACGTAGTAGGTGCCAGGGTCCAACCGCGGCAGCGCGCCGTAGGCGTCACGCGCAACGCCAAGTGCGTCCGTGTGGCCTGACCAAACAATTTGTGCGCCCCCGCCATCAACGGCGAACCAGACCGCCACGCCCGAAATTGGCAGACCGTTCACGCTGTTGATCACAATATAGGTGAACTCAACGCCGGTCATGTTGCCAAAGCGGGTCAAAGTGCGGTCTGGATAGGTCCAGATGTCCGCCGCGCTGCTACCGCCACTGCCCGACGCAGGCACAACGTCTTTTAATTGCCTAAGTTTGGATACACCGCGCGCCGTGAAGCTTGTCATAGTCTATCCTTCTAACGCCCGTGTATGATCGTTGGCGTGTCGAATCTTCTTGATCGTTCTCTGAAAAATCGGCATTCTTACTTCTCCATCATGACTATACTCAGCGTCCGTTCATCTGTGCGCCCGCCTGCCGTCGTAATGCGATTGGTGACGGCGTAGGTGAGACCCACCGCGCCGCCACTCAGCCACACCGTGGTCAGCACGTTCGTGAACGTGCTGCTCGCCACCGTCAACCCGCCATCGGCGGTCCAAGTCGACGCGGCAATGGTATCCCCGGCCAGCCACTCAGCCCAGTTGAACTGGTAGTCCAGCGTGGCAGCCGGGTCCTTCTCGGCCACGAATGGCGTCGCCATGCTTAGGCCATGCCCTTAACGACGGCGTCACTCACCAGCCCTTGGCTTTGAATGGCCTGCAATAAGGCGTTCTTTTGCGCGTCGTCCAAGTTGGCCACCAGTTTGGCCGCCGCCGCAGCGTTGATCTTCTCGTCAAGCGCCTTGTGCGCCATCTGCTGCTCGGCCTTGAGCGCATCACGCTGATTGCCGAGGTCCTGGATGACCTTCTCTAGTTCTTCGATGGTCATTGCTTCGTAATTCATGTTATTCCTTCCCCGGCGGATCGCGCCGGATAATCGCTGGTGTGCCTACAATCGCCTGCGACCCCATGCCACCCATCCGATTCGTGCGGATATAGCGCCGTAGATCACTGTTCCAGGCCGCTTCTTTGCGCGCTTCCTGCTGGATAGCGCGGTTGCCGGTCAGCCCTAGCGGCACGCCCAGACGCAACAGCAGCGCTTGGTCAAAGGCGATGGCCTCCGCCTTCGCCACTTCTTCCGCCAGGAGCGCCTTGACGCGGATAGCCTGGGCAACAGCGAGCGCCGCAGACCAAGGCAAATCCAAGATGGCTTTGCCGTCAGAGATGACGACGACGCGCTGCCCCTCTTGGCGAATCTGAAGCGTGCTGATTTGGCCGGTGATGATCGTTTG